AAAAAAAGAAGAACCGAAGTTCTTCTTTTTTCATGTCTCATAAAACTCTGATATCAGTATGTTTTATGAGATATTATGCTTAGCGGCATTATGGTTTATCTACACGAATGCGACGCACAATACCATCATCACCAGCAACCACGTGACACACGGTACCATCGGCATAGCGGAAGTCATATACATTGGCGTGTTCACTTCTTAAGTAGTGGCCACCAACATATTGTGTTACCATGGCAAAACGGTCGAATTTTTGACCTACCGTAGCATGGTCATAATGGTTTGTGCTGTATGATTCATACGCAAAACCTACACCAGTAGTGGATACAAACAATGCTGCAACAGCAAGGAATTTAACAGCTAATTTTTTCATCTTAGATTACCTCCTATTTAACAAGGATATTGTGCACGATACCTGCACGATCTACCTGAACTAGACATACTGTACCATCACCATATGTATAATAGTAATTTGTGATTTGGTACCGTGGTAAATATTCCGTTTTGCTTAGCATTGTTACCATCGCATTCGGGTCGAAGTGACGACCTCGAACTGCATGGTCATATGCAGCTGTATTGTATGATGCAAATACGGATGCGGAACAGGATACTGCAACTGTAGCAATTAATAACGCCTTTTTCAACATGTTTTTCATTTTGAATTCCTCCTAAGATTATCTACCTTCAAATAAAATTTTTGCCTTCCAGTTAGGAAGTAAGTCTGGACGTTGATAATTCGTCATACCGACTAAATACTTGGCAAGCACTTGGGATTCGATACCGTAGCGATTGGACCATATTTGAGTCCAGTCCTCGTAGTAAGGTTTCCCGAAATAAGATGTAATATTAAAGAAAATTGTCATCTCTTTAACATTGATACGGAAATCCCCACCAACTTTCGGACCATGTGTATTTTGGTCCCTAAAGGATGCCTCATAGTGTCCAGTGATTGTATCACCTTCCATACCGTAAATTTTGAAACTTTCTTCATACGTTTGCATATACCCACCTTCAATTGTAGGAAATGTCAACGCATTCGCATTTGTTGCTACAAATGGACTCATGAGTCCTAATCCTAGTAAACCTGCAACTACTAATTTTTTAATCTTCACCATTTTAAAATCTCCTTTTTCTAGAAAGAAATGAGACGTATAGCAAAATGGCTATACGTCTTTTCTAGTATCTTACTGTAATAATATATACTTATAGTTCCAGTTTATTACACTATTTCAAGTTAACTGTCACTTCAGCATCATTACCGTCAGCGTCTTTAAACTTAACGTTTACCGACAAATCTAAATCTAATATTTCGCACCATTTCACTAGGTACTTAATCGTCATATTAGATGGTTTATTAATCGCAGATTTCATATTGGTGATATCATACTCATTACGAAATCTATCTTTATAGGCACGCAAGTCAATCTTCATTTCTTGCAGTGTCATCTTAATAGCTCGTTTGAGAATATCATCCTCTGGATTAATCGTTGGAGCGAAGACATTAGACTCATTCAACTCAGCCAATCGAGGGTCGAATGTCTTTAAGTCATCGTCACTCACTTTTGCTAATGCATCCTTATTGACTACTACGATTTTATCGACATCGTGTTGGTCATCAACAGGAGCTACAAACTTTAACGTGTTTGTATCATCACGATACATGGAACCGGGTTCCATGTATGTAGTTTTGGATAATTTACCTTCGTAAATATATACGTGGTCTTTGTAAATATAACCAACCCCTTTAACTGGACGTACATCCTCTGTTAATGGTAACACCGTATAGAGTGTATCATTAATGCTGATATACATTTTATCCGTTGTCAGGTTGATCTTTGTCACTTCTTGTTTCATCGGTATTATTCTCCCTTACATCACTATGAAGTTGTTTTGTTCGTTCCAGACTGGCACTGATATCAAATATATCAGAAATGGCTTTGTCTGCCGTATCGGAACAGATTTGAATCATCATCTGATGAGTGATGAGTTGCTCTGCATAGGTAAAGAAATCAACTTTCTCTAGGTTGTGAATGAATGCACAGAACTCTGAATAGGTCATAAACCCATACGCAGATAGAGTCTGTATGAATATCACTACACCCTCATAGAGTGAGTTATCTAACTCATCTGTAACAATCGCATGTTTAATACGAAGTCGTTTGTTATTACCGAGGTTTACATCAACTGCATACTTCTCAGCATCTGCACTATAAATAGCTAGATCGTTATTATCATTGATATAGAATAACTCATCTGTATCGAATAACTGTTTAATACGTTTACAGGCATCGATGACCGTATGGATATTCTTAGTCGTGATAGATGCATGATGATAGGTTTTACTAACCTTCTCAAATAGTTCCAGTGATACATACCCTACATTCGTGAAGGTCTGACTACTAATTCGAGTGGTAGCCATCCCATCAACAGAACGACCTACATTCCGATTTGTTTTATCATCGGAGGGTATCACTGTAAAACTGAGTGTGAAGTCACCGAATCGTCCAATACGACGTCGGCAACGACCCATAACTAAATCCATTATAGACCTCCTTATACTACAAGATTTTGTAATTTACTTGAGTATAATATATCTATGAATGCGGGAATGAAATCGATGAATGTTTCTCGAACAAAATCATCGGTTCCATTCACCCCATATAGTTCATCTAGATAACACTCGATACTTTGTTTCATATCAGTTTCATCTAGTGTAAAACTTGTGGGAATATAGGCTAAGTTATATCCATACTTAGCTTTATGATACCCTACATACCAATCCATCATGATATGGAGACGGACGGTTTGAAATAACTCTCTATCGTCAGTGATAGAGGATAACTGATGAAGTCCATTGTGATTGATATCATGAAGGACTTCGTTTAATTTGCCTTTTTTAGGTCTAATATACATACTAACCCCTTATATACGATTACGTTTAATCATGGAATAGCGAGATAAACGAGCTGTGTTGAATGTGGTTCGGTTATTCTCTCTGATATGATTCGCCCATGCTTCATCAGTAACCGTTAGGATTGGTTCTTCATCATTGTGATGAACTTTACTACGTTTTCTTGTTTTTACATGGTAAATATGAGTTACACGGTCATATATTTCTAGAGCGATGTAAATCAATAAACTAAATAACACCACGTAGCATAGAGTTTGAATAGTAATAATATTTTCCATTGTATTTACTCCTTTATAAAACATACTCTAATACTATAATAAATCGTTTCCTTGACTATTATAGGTTACTAGACAAAAGAAGATGGTATACCACTAGGGTATACCATCATTCGACTTTCACTATTTGTTAGAGAAAGATTTTTTAGTTTGTTCAACTGCACGAGCAGCCACTTTGTTAGCAATTTTACCTTTGCCAACTTCTTTTTTAGGGTCACCAGACACCTTTTTCAAGCCTTGTGCTGTGTAGTTTTTGATTTTGGATTTAGCAATTTTAGTTGCTTGGGAAGCATATTTTTTGTTCAAGTATGCTTCGATTTGACGTTCCATTTTCCACAAAGTTAACAATTTGCGGTATTTAGGGTCGTTAGCAGCATTAGCTAATTTGAACACAGCAGCTTGTTGCAAGTGTGCCAAACGGGATTTTTTGTCCAAACGAACGATAACTTTTTCCATAGCTACGCCCATAGTTTCAGACATTGCACCCATTTCATCATAGGATTCAGCCATAGCACTGATTTCTTCAGGAGTTGCGAATTGTTCTAAGAACAATGCTGCGAATGTAGCTTCTTCCACTTCGGAGTCTTCATCCACTTCAACTTCCTCTTCTTCATCATCAGCACTTTCGCCACCTTCACCTGGAAGATCATCGATGTTCAATTCTTCCAATTCAGTTTCAGGTGTTTCTTCGATTTCAGCTGCTTCAGCATCGTCAGCTTCAGTAGTAGCTTCTTCACCTTTGTCTTCAGCTTTTTCTTCTTTAGCTTCAGGTGCTTCTTCTTCTTTTTCAGCGTCTTTAGCTTCTTCAGCTTCTAAAGCAACTTCTTCGTCAACTAATTGAGCTTCTAGAGCCAATAGTTCTTCCAAAGTTGTAGCATTATTAATCTCATTTAACATTGTTAAAATCCTCCTTTAAAGGCAGTTTTTACTTTTTGTTGAATTACAACGTTGTACTTATAAGGAATTTACTATACTGTTTCAAATATAGTCTTATAAAAGGTATCGAATACCCGTTATAATGATGTTTTTGTATAATTTTTTATTATACATTCTTCTCTTCCATGTACTCTACCGTAAAGGATTTGATTAATTCACTAAACTCTTGGTCATCTGTAGCTATACGGAATAGTAGTCCTTTAGCTCGATTGAAGATACTGAGTTCTAATGAACCCTCATCTGTGGATTGCACAAAGATAAGTTCACTGAAGTAGCCATTATCTACGATGCGGAATTCTGGTACACCTAGTTCAGCATTATGGGTTAATACACCACCAAATACACGAATCTCTCTACGAGATAGTGTTTCAGCCATGGTGATTTGAATCGCGGAGATATCTGATTTGAATTCTTTTAAGATATCATCCGTTACTCGCATACCTAATAAGCTATCTAATCCATCACAACTACCTACAGCATCTAATCTAAACGTAAGCTCAGGTAATTCCTTACCTTCATAGCGTAGCTTATAGAAGATACTTGGGGATTTCATTTGAATCCAATACGCTTGTGTGGATACTAGCTCGTTTACAGGGCTTGTCTTATGTCTATATTCGGAATTTAATGTGATTTCACCAGGACGACCAGTAGCAATCACATCTTCGATACGAATCATATTCGTTACCATAAATAAACGGTTCATATCCAATCCGACAAAGATGTCTTTATCCCATACAATCAAATCATCTGGGAAGTAGTGACTGCACCGTTTATATACAGTGAAATACTCATCGCTCACATAACAGTTGGATTTAGATGTACTGATGACTTCATTACGTTTACCATTCTTAAAGAAGATACTAAACTCTTTATCATCGTCACGTAAGAAATAGATGTCGTCAATATGTAACTGTGTTAATCGTGCTACATGATGAATGATAACTTGTGGGGTAAGAGATGCTTTACCGATACATATGTATCGTTCTGGCTTACCATCAGCATCATTCGCTACATAGTATAGTAAGTCTTCATATTCATGGAAGGTCAATCCATGAATTGTTCGTTCTGTACCGTTTGCTACAATCTCATCGAGTTTACTATGAGTAGACTCATATGTGGCAAACGTGTTATCCCGTACGACATCATCGAATTTGATGATATTCGGGACCTTTTTAGGATCAGTATACATTGTATTTTCCTCCATTCATAAAAATTATGAATACAAAATTAAGTGCTTGTATTCGGATGAATAATATATAAATCAATCATTTTTAGACCAACGATACATATTAATAACTGTAAACTGTATGTAGGGCAGATAGTGTATACTATCTACCCTATATTTAAGATAATAAATAAAGTAGGTGACTATCGTTGAATTTAAATACAATGCGTAAATGCAAATGCCCTATTTGCAAGAAGAGTTATGTAAGTAAAGAGGCAGTATACGACCATATTGAACGTGTGCATGCTGAATTGATTCCAGAAGGAATTCCAGCTGACCAATACTACTATGATTTAACCCATGATAAACAAGGTAGCTGTGTTATCTGTAAACGACCAACACCGTGGAACCCTAAGACTCATAAATATGCTAGATTATGTGGTCGTAAAGAATGTGCTCAAAAAAATAGAGAAATCTTTAAAGCTCGTATGATGCGAGTGTATAACAAATACAACTTAGCCGATGACCCAGAACATCAAAAGAAAATGCTAGCTGCTAGAAAAATCTCTGGTAAGTATGAATGGGCGAATGGTGGAGAACCAACTACCTATGTAGGTTCTTATGAAAAAGATTTCTTGATGAACTGTGATACAGTATTCAACTTTGAATCTACTGATATCATTGCCCCATCTCCTAATATCTATCGATATATGTATAATGGTAAGGTACACTTCTATATCCCAGACTTTTATATTCCAGATTTAAAATTAGAAGTTGAGATTAAAGATGGTGGGGATAACCCTAATATGCACCATAAGATTCAATCCGTCGATAAAGTAAAAGAGGAATATAAAGATAAAGCTCTTATGAACCAACGTGATAACAACTACATCAAAGTCGTTGATAAAAAATACGGTACGTTCTCTCTATTGGTTAATAAGCTTAGATCGGATGACCTTTCCGACGAGGAACGTAGAAATAAGATAAAAATCAAACCATAATCAAAAAAAAAA